CTTGGCGGCCTCTGGCTTGTGTCGCAGCACGTACGAGAGGAACTTGGACTTTTCGGTAAGGGCATTGGTCATGCCCTAGATTGTTACAAGTCCGAGTCCCGAATGAGCAGTTGATCCAGGTCAAGCATGCGGAGGGTGGTGTCGATGATGTACTCGGTGAACTCGGTGATCAGGAAGTTTCCATCACGGCGTTCCCGGTTTCCAGCCACGTTCAGGGTGGTGATCTGGTTCTCAATCAGCCATGCCTGTAAGGCACTACTAGTCAGCGCGATCGAGGGTCCCTGGCGCGTTCCTAGAGAGCCGTCGAGTGCCGAGGCAACGAAAGGCGCGAGGTCGATGTCAATGTACGGCTTGTTCAGCTCCACGCAGAGTCGTCGAGTGAGCAGCGACCCAGGCGACTGAGGCCGCTCGGTCAGGATCACGGTCCCATCGCTGTCCCGAATGTTCATCGCAGTTCGGGTGTGCAGCGTGCCACTTGCCTTGAGGCCGAGCAGTTGGAGCAGCATGTTCGGTCCATCAGCAGTTAGCCAACCACCCGGCGCGGTGCCGCCGGTGAGGACACCGAGCTTGTGTGCGGCAATCAGCCCGCCTTGGTCCGCGCCAGTTTGACCACCACTGATGATCTTGGAGAGGCCACGGTACGTCATGCCTTCATAGCCTGCCGCAGTGCCTTTGACTCCTCTAGGCGGGCTAGATCACCGGGCAGGCCATCAACGTGACGTTGCACGATCTCGGCGTGCATGTTGCCCAGCCCCTTCTGCTCCGAGGTGCTGGCTTTCCAGGCCTCGACACAGGCGATCGCTTGCTCCTGAATGCGGGTAACCTCGTCGACCCAGTCAATCAGGAAGGTGACGCGATCAGGGCTGATGAAGCCGCCTGGTACACCGTGTTCGCCGCCGCAGATCACACCAACTACTTGCCCCGCCGTGTTCAGGGCCTCGGCGAAGACATGGGTGCTTCGCATGTTTCCACGCGAGATCAGCCCAAGTTTTTTGATCTGTTGTCGCCATTCGGCCGGGTCGCGGATCTCGATGGAGCCGCCGATCAGAGGTCGTTGTGTCATGCCTTGGTGTCCACCGCCGGAGTTGGTCGTGTGGCATTATACAACGCCTCGACTTTCTTGGGATCCAACTTCGCGACGGGCGTGATCTTCGGCGTAACGAGCAGGTACAGGTCGCCACGCTCGGCGGGCTTGTCACCACGCCAGTTCGTGTACCCATGCCCAGCGACCTTCAGGCGGTGCTTGATCTCGAAGCCGGCCGGGACACGAACCTGCAAGCTCTTGCCCAGGAAGTCGGTCACGATGATGTGACCACCCATCAGCAGGTCGAGCACGTCGACCTCGACGGTCAGCTCGAGGTCGCCACTGAAGTTCACGCCGTCCTCGGAGCCAAGCCGCACGAAGCGGAACTCGCCAGCGTCGATCAACAACTGGATCTGGATCACGCGGTTTCGATCGCCGACTGGCACCTCATCTGGAAATGACACGCCAGGTGGCAAGCCGGCACGAAGGGCGTACCCGATGCTCTGGCCAAACACGTTCAGCGGGATCTTGGCGCCCGAGTACGCCCTCTTGATGTCGATCTGCATGCGAATGAACGGCACCATGCGCTCTTCGGCTTGCTTGCGCATCGCTCGCATGATCTCTTCGACGTTCGCCGCGTTCATGTTCTCGAAGTTCGAGGCTCCGTGCCCACGCGAGTCGTACTGACGCCGAGTGTTGGCGTCTGACAGGATCTCGTACGCTTCCTTCGCTTCCTTGAACTTGTCCTCGTCCCCACCACGATCCGGGTGGTGCTCCATAGCGAGCTTGCGGTACGCTTTCTTGATGTCGTCCTCGCTCGCTTCGCGGCTCAGGCCCAGAACGTCGTAGTAATCACGCTTGCTCATTGGTCATCTCTTGCAGGCGCTGCAGGATTCGCAGCTCATTGGTACTTAGGCTCTTGGGCGGCTTGAACACAGGGACGATCTTGACGTACATGTCAGCTCGTCCACCAGTTGGTCCGAAGCCGAGCCCAGGGATCTTGATCGGATAAGTTGGATCGTATCCCATCGGGATCGTCACGGGAACTGCAGCTCCCAGGTGATCCTTGACAGTGATGCGACCACCGGTGAACAGGCCCAGGGCAGAGAGCGGCGCCTCAACCGTGACGTCGCGCTTCTCCTCTTCGGGGGCTTGACGCCGGTTCACAATGTTCAACTCGACCGTGATGTTCACGAACCCTGGCACGGCGCCGATCATGTCGCTCAGAGGGAACGAGACGCGCTCGGTGCGAGGGGCAGTCGTGCCTGGCCGAACCTCGTACACGAACGACTGGTTCTGGTGTCTGAACGGAACGGTGCAGCCCTCGAATCCCTGCCGCTGCGTGATCTCGATCGTGACCACGTACTCGGGGGAGTACGCGTACGTGCCGGTGTTCACTCGCCTAGTCTGTGGCATGGGTGGAATCCCACCACGCGCCTCGTACCCTGGCGCGGGCTTGCCAGCCGCAGCCGTCTTGGGCTTGCCAGGTGGCTCGGCTTTCGGCTTGGCATCGCCGAACGAGGACTTGTAGTCATACTTCGACTCGACTGAGGGCGTCCAGCCTTTTTCGATCTCTTCCCACGCTTCCTTGACCGCCTTGAACTTGGCCTCGTCCCCACCATCCCGGTCGGGGTGGTACTTCATGGCGAGAGCGCGGTACGCTTTCTTGGCGGCTTCGACGCCAGCGCTGTCCGCCAGCCCGAGGGCGGCGTACGGGCTCATGTCTTCAGGGCTTCAGTGTTCGCGCCGCGCAGAATGGAGTCGAGGTCGTGCTTGACGTCGCCCTCTGGGAGCAAGCCATCGACGAGCAGGACGTACATGTTCGCTGGGAGCCAGGGGTTCTGGTTCCGAGTGGTCAGGTCAGCACGCATCAGCGTGGTCAGCTTCTCGCGAAGCGCACCTTTCTGCGTGGTCAGCCAGAACACGTGAATGTTCAGTGACGAGTCGACGGCGTCGTCAAGCCAGCCCAACGAGACTTTGACCTTGCTCGGCTTGTACACGAGCAGGGTAACAACAGGTGAGCGCGGCATCATTGGAGCTCCTCGTAATCGACTGGGTACCCGAGACGGTCGATGACCTTGATCAGGTCGTACAGGGTGAGGGGCACGTCCGCCGCCTTGTGGATCAGCAGCTCGGCTGGGTACGGCCAGACGGCTTCCTGGACAATCGAGAGCTCTGCCGGATCCACTGTTCGGTCGATGGTGATGAGCACCTTGACCCCGCTCTTCGTGATCAACTCGGACAGATCCGGCGGATCGAGTTGCAGGTGGGCAAGGGCGGTGAGGTGCGCGCGCGATGAGAGGACGGTCACAGCTTCAGCTCCTTCAGCTCGCGCTTGTACATCTCGATCGCGCTGTCCGCTTGCAGGCCGGAGAGCGCGACCTTCAGGTCCTCGACGTCTTGCTCGAGCTCCTTGATCTTGTCGTGCGTCAGGTTCCGCATCGGCATGTCGAGCAACTCGGTGTGCCGCTCGAACCCTTCGCTGACGAGCTTCGCCTGCAACTCCTTGTTCGGCGTGTCACGGAAGAACTTGTAGTTCGCGAGATAGTACCTGATGAACCTAATTTTCAGGTTCGCCCAAGCGATATCAGACTTGATCTTCGCGATCTGAGCGAGACGCCTGTCCTCATACCGATCGACGCGCCAGACGACGAAGTCGCCGAGCAGGTCTTCGACCGTCTCGTACCGAGTCAGGACACCATCGCCGTTCCACACAGTGAGGTTCTCGGACTCCCGCGACACAAGCTTGAAGAGCTTCTTGATCTCGTCTTCGGACTTCGCTAGCGTCGCCCTGGGGACTCGCACCACGAACTCGAAACCTTTCTTGTCGGACAGGTTGTCATAGTCGGAGATGATCTCACGATCTTCAAGCTTCTCAAGGTGTGCTTTGTACCCGTCGCTTTGGGCGCCGATCGGCAGCTCTGTGATCACGATGGTCGGGGTGCGACCTTGCTTGATCTCGTACCGACCTTCGACGGTGACCTGCCCAGTCTCCCGATCCTTAAGGACGTTCCCAGTGAAGCCGCGCCACCACGGGATCAGCAAGTTCGGCTTGAGCGCCTTGCCGTCGAGCAGCTTGAGGATCGCGGCCTTGATGTCGTCGGGGTTGTACGACAGGATGTAGCACGAGTGCCCGGTGCCCATGCCCTCGGCCCCGTTGATCAGCACCAGCGGCAGGATCGGCGTGAAGTACTTGGGCTCCACGGTCTGACCATTTGAGTCGTGCCGCTCGAAGATCAGGTCATCGGCCTTTGGGAACAGCTTGCGGAAGTTCGGGTGCAGCTTGGTCTTGATGTACCGTGAGGCCGATGGCTTCTTGTTCAGGCGATCGCCGAACTGGCCGATCTTGTCGAATAGCGGCAGGTTGTTCGAGCCGGCAAAGGCCTGCGCCATGCCGACGATCGTGCCCTCGAGTGAGCCGACGCCGTGGTGGTAGTCGGTGACGGAGGCTGCAGCGGCCGCGATGCGCTCGACGGTGTCGAACCCGGCGTTCTCGCCACGACGCATCATGCCGTCGAGGGCCTTGCGATGGGACTGCTTGAACCCGTCGCCGATGAATGGAATGCCACGGACGTTCGAGTGCGCGCTGTACAGGCGCAGCTTGTCGTCGATGAACTGGGTGGCGGAGAGCTCGGTGCTTTGAGTGCGCATTGTTGATTGTATCACGATTGGCGTGGAATCCAGCGCTCCATCTGGAGCCCAACGTCTAGCACGACCTTGCCGCTTTCGGCGGCAATGGCTGGGCCGATGTACTTCGCGCCAGCCGAGCCAGCGAACAGCACCAGGCGGTGCGGCAGCTTCTTGGCCGCCTCGATCACCGCATCAGCTTGCTGCCAGCTTGAAAGCTGTAGGTACCCGGCGCGGTGGTAGGTCAGCGTTCGCTGAAAGTGGTCACCGACCAACGGGTTAGTGTGAATGACCAGCACCGTGTGTGCGGCATCCAGAATTTCCTGGCGATCAAGATCGGTCCATCCGGCGGCAAAGCTGTTGTCGACCAGTCGTGGGTGATCGAAGTACTGCAGCAGGTCGTAGTCGGGTCTGATCAGGCCGGACAGCGATGGTGCGAAGTACGTGCAGTCCTGGACAGCGAGCTCGAGGCGTTCCGCAACCTCGCGGTACGTGATGCCAGTCAGGCCCGACCAGGCGATCAGCTCTGGCGTGTACCCCTGAATGGTGGTGTCGAGATCAACACCACCCTTGATGTCCTCCATGATCTTTGCTTCGACGTCCTGCATGCGAATCGCCGAGAGGGGGAGGCCCGCGGACAGGTGGTGCAACACGATGAGCTTGAAGGCCCACGTGCTGATCGTGCGGTGTGCTTGGTCGAGGTGGCGTTGTTCCATCACTCGTGCACCTGGAAGTACCGCACGTCCTGCAACCAGATCTTGCGCGCGTCTTGCTCGGTGTTCGAGAACGCGAGCTCGAACTTCGCCAGATCAGCGGACTCGAGCTTCGTGATCTTGGTCAGGTACTTGTCGCGGTTGTGCAGGAACTGCTCGAACACCTCGGTGTCGAAGCCGCCCAGCCCCTTGTAGTACGCGGCGGCGTGCTTGGGCGCCTTGGGCTGCCACTCCGCGTATTCTTCCTCGGTGAAGAACTCGAACGTCTCGCCCTTCGGAGTCGTGGCGATGTACAGCGGCGTGTTCATGCGATAGATGACACCGAGCTCGAACAGCTCGGGCCAGTACTTGGCGAAGAATGACAGCACCAGCGAGGTCACGTGGAAGCCGTCCAAGTCCTGGTCGCTCAGCACGACGAGCTTGCCGAACCGGAGCTGCGTCTTGCTCAGCACTTTCTCGCCGAGCTGCAGGCCGGTGATCGCGAGGATGTTTGCGAACTCGTTGTTCGCAATCACTTCCTTGATCTCGGCGTCGTACACGTTCAGCGGCTTGCCACGCAGGCTGAAGGAGCCGATGTACGGGATCTTGCCGCGAGCCGACTGGATCGAGTTCCGTGCGGAGTCACCTTCCGTGAAGTAGCACTCGCAGAGATGGCGATCGCGCTTCTCCACCGCGTCGTCGAACTTGTCGACGCGCTTGGGATTCATCTTGGTCGCGTCCTTGTTCAGCTTGCGCAGCTCGGCGAGCTCGGCCGCCTTGGCCTTCATCTCGGCCCAGTCCAGCACCGATTGGATGATCGGCGACTTGATCAACTTCTTGATCAGCGAATCGGGCGCTTTCCATTCGGTCTTGTACGTGCCTGGCTGGCTGATCATGTTCTCCTTGGTCTGGCTGGAGAACTTCGGGCGATTGATGTTCGCGCTGATGTACACGCGCATGTGGTTCCGGATCTCGGCGGGCTTGACCTCGGTCTTGTGCTTTTTCTTGATGTACTCGCGGATCGCTTCCGTGATCTGATCCATCACGTAAAAGACGTGCGTGCCGCCTTGGTACGTCTCGACCGAGTTCACGAAACTGACTTGCTCGAAGCCGTCGGAGTGCGACACGCCGACCTTCCAGTCCTCGGTGTCGTCGAACACGTACTCGTCGGCGTACAGCGCGACGTAGTCCGAGAAGTCCTTGATGTTGATGCGCTCGCCGTTCACAAAGAACTTGACCTTCGGATTGCAAGCGGCGGCATCGACGATCTTCTTTGTCATCTTGAGGGCGTGGTCGCCACTCAGGCCGTCGAGCTTGAAGAACGCGTAATCAGGTGTGAACGTGATCTTGGTGTAGTTCTTCGTGCTGGGCTTGATCTTCGGCTCGGTGCGCTCGCGCATGCCGTTGTAGAATTCCTGGTGCAGGAGCTTCTTGCCGTCGCAGGACTCGACGATGAACTTGGTCGACAGGATGTTCGTCAGTGTGGAGCCAACGCCGTTCGTGCCGATCAGCTGCTGGTCTTCGGCGTCGTTGAAGTTCGAGCCAGCTCGCAGGTTCGAGAACACGGTCTCGGCGACGTACTTCTTGGTCTGCGGGTGCAGCTCGACGGGGATGCCGCGACCGTTGTCGGTCACGCTGATCGTGCCATCGGGGTCGAACTCGACGCGAATCGTGTCCAGCACCTTTGGGGCGCGACGGTGCTCGTCGATCGCGTTGTCGAGAATCTCTGAGAAGATCTTGACCAGGGCTGGGATGTACGCGATGGTGCGCTTGGTCATGTGCTTCGCAACTGGATCGTAGATCCACTCGCTGGACGTCTGACTCTCGGTTGCGCCCGCGTACATGCCTGTTCGGAGGCGCACGTGCGCGATCTCGTCGAGCAAGACGTAATCTGACACTTTCGATTTCAGCATGTGCGATCTCGTCTAGAACATGTAAATAGAAGCATGAAACCAAACACTCCAAAGAAGTTCAACTACCTTTACCGGATCGTATGTACCCCGACCGGCCAGTACTACCACGGTATCCATTCTACCGATCAACTTGCCGACAGCTACATGGGAACCGGGAAGAGGATGCGCGCGTCGCTTCAGGAACACGGTAGAGCAGCACACGTTAAGACGATTGTATCACACTTCGAAACCCGAGAGGAAGCCAGTGAGGCCGAGCGTGCGCTCGTAACTCGAGCAATGCTAGCCGATCCACTGTGTCTTAATCTTCAGACAGGTGGTGACAACAATGTCTGCTTTAGTCAGGAGACACTTCTAAAGCTGAAGAAAAACGACGACCAGAAAGCAGCTATCAGCGCGAGGCGAGCTGGAAAGGCAACCCTCATCACTGAGGAACAGCGAGCAGCGCACGCGCTAAAGGTGAGTGGTGCGGGCAATGGAATGTTCGGAAAGACTAGGCCCGCAGAGTGGCGCGCACGACATGGAGCAACTATGTCAGCTCTCATGAAGGGGCGCGATCTTGGCAAGCCAAACCTGAACACAAAGGGCCGATCATGGTGGAGCGATCCCGCAACCGGAGCTACCAAGATGCTAAGGGAACCACTACCAGGTTGGGTTCGCGGTCGCGTTTAAGCCTCGAGTTCAGCGACTCGATCGAAGTACCGCTTGCCGATTTTCTTGACCTCTTTGAGGAAGGTCGGTGAGCACGGCAGGTACCCGATCTTGTGGTGCGACCAGTACACGTCGGTGGCGACGCCTGACGGATTGCGCTTCACTTCAGCCGCGTTCTCGTCCTTGATGTACGCGTCCGCGTCGGCCTCGGTCAGAAACCCGATGTAGCCTTCAGGGCGCGTGCCCCAGCCCCGCTCATGCTCCACCAGCTCGATGGCATAGATCACCCTGACGTCGGCCATAGGCCCTCCTAGCGCTTGATGTTGTACCCAGCGGCCAGCTCGTCGGTCACGATGTCGAGGTGGTTGAACCTCAGGTTGTTGAACCGGTCTTTCTGGTCGTTCGTGAGCGATTGTATCTTCTCTCCCGAGATCGCGCGGTACCAAATCACGGTCCAGGTCACACGTCTAGTCGACAACTTGGTCATGGCAGGTCCCAGCCTTCGCCAAGTCGGTACAGCTTCGCTTGCTTGGTCTTCGGGTCCTTGTCGATCTTCGCCTGGTACGGGGCCGCGCGGAGCTCGGCCTCGTGCGCGTCGAGCTGCGCCTTCAGGTCGGCCTCGTCGAGCACGACCATGCAGACACTCTCGGTCGTCAGCACTGGGCGGTCGACGTACACGGTGAAGCGAGGCGTGCTCATTCTCCCACCATGCCATTAAGGGTCTCGAGCGCTTCGTCGTAGTCACCTTCTTCCAGGTCGCTGATCGCGTTCCGGATCTGGGCCTTGATCATCGACAGCATGCGCTTCATGTCGGTCTCGCGCTGCTCGTTCATGATCTTGGTGAACGGGCTGGCGAGCTTCAGCTCCTCGTACAGGTCCTCGTCGGTCTTGTACCGTGCGACGTTCCAGCACAGCGCGAGGCGCTCAGCCAGCTCGTTCTTCGGCTCGACGGGCGGCCGCTCTTCTTCGGCGCAGCAGATCGGGTACCCGGCGACGGCAACGATGTCGCCAGTCTCGCTGTCGACCAGCGTGTAGTCCTTGACATTCAGTGCGTTCATGACTGTACTTTCTGGCACCACCAAACGCGGCGCCCGTTCTTGTCTTCGAAGTGCTCGATGGGCTGACCCCAAGGATCGGTCTCTCGGCCGTAACAATGCAGCTCGAGCTTGTCATGCAAGGCCAGCAGTGCGACCGCCGCCAGCGAGCTCCAGAGGGCGCTGACCTCGCGTGGGGTCAGCTCGGACATGCGCCGATGGGGCGAGAGTTGTGCCAGGTACATTGCCTCAGCCCTGATGTAGTTCCCACAACCTGCGGCGATGCGTTGATCCAGGAGGCCCTCGGCAACCGAGGCGTTCTTGCCGAACCGAGCGATGCGGGCTCGGAACTCGGGCAGCGAGATCGCGTCCCAGAGCTTCGCTGGCGTCAGGATGTCGGGCCCGAGCTCGGCGAGCTTGCGCTTCATCTCCTTGTACGACACGACCTTGAAGGTGCCGAAGTTCCGTTGGTCGTTGAAGAACAGCTCCGTGCCGCCCTCGAAGGTGATGGCGATCCGCGTGTGCCGGGTCTCGCCGTGCGCCCAGTCGCCCGTCATGCCGAGCGTGCTCAGGATCGCGATGGGCACGGTCTCGAAGCCACGCAACGTCTCGAAGTGCAGCACGATCAGCTTGCCCTTGCAAGTGACGCGCTTGAGCTCTTCGCCGAGGATCGCCTCCAGGCCTTGCAAGGCGTGAACGTCGCGGGCGTACCGACCGCTCACGACCTCGATTTTCCCGACGCGCAGGCCGACGAAGTGCTGGAGCCCCTCGGTGACCTTGAAGACTTCCGGTCCTTCAGGCATCGCAGTTCACTTGAAGGATGATGGCGGGCTTGTCGTCCGGCCAGAGGTCGAGGTTCGGCGTGTACAGCGTGACGTCCTCGATCGCGTACACCTCGCCACCGCGGTTGTCGTTCACCTCGACCTCGACATTGTCGGGCAGGTCCTTGAGCAGGGCGATGAGCTGGCGCTTGTTCACGCGACGACCTCCGAGATGTGCACGAAGCGGCCGGGCCGGAAGCTGAAGCCGTGATCGGGCGGGGTGATCCAGCCAATGATCTCGTCTTGGGTGTACTCGCCGTCGACGACGCGGACGCGATGGCCTTGGAGCTCGGTCACGACACCAGCGACGCCGTTGACCTTCACGACCTGGCCAAGCACCAGTTTCGGGTACTCGCGCGGGTGGAACTCGGGATGCTCGTTCAGCACTCGAGTGGCAGCGGCCTTGGCCTCGTCGAGAGTGGCGAAGCGACCCTTGAGGGTGCGCCACTTCCAAGCGGCGTCCTCGACGCTCTTCGGCGGCGAGTGATCGGCGACGCGGACGGTCAGCTCACGATGCGAGCCGCTTGCAGCGAACTTCGGCGTGTACGAGTCCTCGCAGTCGATCGAGGCGGCCGGAGTCGAGGTTCCGTTGAACACCGCGCTCGGCCAGCCGCGCTTGTGGAACGACCTGAAGCGGCCAGAAGGAGCTTCAGCGACTTTCCAGGTGAGCTTGATGGTCGGTGCATTCATGTCTGGCATCGTATCACACGATCCTGTAACGAACCATGGGGTTGTTACGGGTGTCATAAATAGGAGTACAAAAAGACAGCCTGCACATGACCACTCCTACTAGCCCCATCAAGTTCAGTGACATTCAGACGGAGTTCGGCGGATCGAACCCCGTCTCGATCAGCGAGTACTACCGCGGTGGGGCGCTCGTGAATTCAGGCACGGCGGCATCGGTGACAGACGGAACGGCAATCAGCGCTTCGGGTTTGATTCGGGCTGGCATGTTCCGTGGAGTTTCTTCTGGTCCTCTTGTGGTAAATCTTTCGATTGCTGCTAATAGCTCAACGTCATATAACATCTACACCGCGGCTGGCAGCCCCACTGGGGTGGCGAATGTTACGGTCACCGTTGCCTCTGGCGCCGTCCAGGGCGGCACAGCTTCTGGTGGAGCCACTGCTGGCACTGCTATCGACACTGGAACAGGCTGGGCTGATGGTAGCACCATCACCCTGGTAACTGGTTCATCAGCGTCTGCTGTGATCGGCGGCGGCGGCGCCGGTGGATCTGGGGCCACTATTGGTGGCGCCGCGGTGCAGGGGCAGTCTGGTGGCATCGGCATCAACCTTCAATGGCCAGTGACGTTCTCTGGTTTTACCGGTACCGTTGGTGCTGGTGGTGCTGGTGGTGGCGGTGGTGGGCAAGGTGGGAACGGCGCTGGAGGAAACGGCGCGGGTGGTGGCGGCGGGGGTGGTGGTGCCGGTTTCCCAGGTGGCGCCGGTGGTGTGGGAGGATCTGGGTCTAGTAGTAAGGGGGCCGGCCTGGCCGGCGCCACTGGCGGCGCTTTTGGCACCTCAAGCAATGGTGGCGTTGGTGGCGTTGGCGGTAACAACACCACGAATGGTACGGGCGGTACTGGTGGTACCGCAGGCACAACCGCCGTTGCAGGTGGCTCTGGTCAGACTACTTCTGGGTTGATTGCTGGTGGTGGCGGTGGCGGTGGTGGCGTGGGGCAGGCTTCTGGAGCGGGTGGCAACGGGGGAGGAGGCAGCCTAGGTGGTGGGGCAGGTAGTCTTGGCAGGCAGTACGCCATCAAGACGAACGGATTTGCCTACGCAGGTGCGCCTGGCACCGCGCTCGGGTTACTCGAGGGGTTTGTTCAGATTCCAGCCGGGAATTACGTCTCAACAACAACATCGCCAGTGAATGCGGTGTCAAACATCACATTCAGCACCACTGGCGCCATAACCAGGTCGGCCACCGGCACCCAAAGTGGAACGAGTAATGGCACGTGGTTCACCACTGGTATGATCACCCCAATGTGGATTCGGTGGACGCTCGTTTCTGGTACCACACCGACATCTACGCCAGGTGCCAGCGGCACCTGGCTTGAGATCAACAGCACGAATCGAGGTTTTGGAAACAGCACGACGGCAGCCGGCACGGTGACGAGCACGATCGCTATTTCATTCTCATCCAGTTCTTCTGGCACGCCGATCGTAGCGACTCAGAACATCACAATCACCGCAACGAGAAATTAAGGCTTGAATGGGTCGAAGCACTCGGCCATCACCTTGTCGGCGATCACCAGTCCGTGGTAGTGCGCGCACACCGACTTCACTGGGTCGTTCTTGATGTACTGCGCCAGACCGATCCAGCACACAGCCAACCAAAGCTGGTGCCAGTACCAGATGCGGTTCGCGATGATCCCTTCCAGCCCCGTGACGTCCGGCTTCGGCAACACGAACTCGAGCTTGCCGTTCTTGAGCGACAGGATGTTGAACGTGCTGGAGTAGTTGAAGAGGTCGTACCCGCTGAGCGAGTAGTACAGCTTCGCGTAATCGTAGTCGGGCAACCCGTACGTGACGGTCTGGCCGAAGTACCCGCGTGGATCGATCAGCGTGACCTCGAGCGTGTCGGGGTCGATCATGCTGTTCGACATCTGCAAGTCGCCGTGGATCAGGC